CCGTAACGCAATTCCAAGCACAAGCCTTTAAAGAGCTATTACCCCCTAAAGGACCGGTGAAAACAAGGGTCTTGGGCCAAGAAACACTGGAAACGGAAGATCAAGCAAGAAGAGTTCAGGAGTTTATGAATTACCAAATTACTACGGTAATGGACGAATATACCCCTGAAATGGACCAATTACTGTTCTATTTGCCGTTGGCAGGGACCGCTTTCAAGAAAGTTTACTACGATGCCAGCAAACAAAGAGCGGTTAGTACCTTTGTCCCTGTAGAAGATTTGGTGGTTCCTTATACTGCCAGTGATTTAGCTACCTGTGAACGCGTCACGCACATAGTCAAGATGACGCACAATGAAATACGCACTCAACAACTCGCCGGTTTCTATCGGGACATCCCATTACAGCCTTCGGAAACCAATATAGCCAATGATGCCAAAGACAAAGAAGATGAGCTAGAAGGTATTCAAGCTGGCATCAATGAAATGACTTATGAATTACTAGAATTTCATGTATCCACGGACATACCGGGATTTGAAGATCCTGAAGGCTATCACCTCCCTTTCATTATTACTGTAGACAGAACATCGGGTCAGGTATTAGCAATTCGTAGAAATTACCGACAGGATGATCCGCTTAAGCAGAAGACCCAATATTTTGTGCATTATAAATTTCTCCCCGGCCTTGGCTTTTACGGCTTTGGTCTAATACACATGATTGGTGGTTTATCGAGAACAGCGACTGGCGCACTCAGGCAACTGATTGATGCCGGTACGTTGGCGAATCTTCCTGCCGGTTTTAAAGCCCGTGGACTGAGAATCAGGGACGACGAAACTCCGTTGGAACCGGGTGAGTTCCGTGATGTGGACGCACCGGGCGGAGCCTTAAGAGATTCATTAGTGCCACTGCCGTACAAAGAACCATCGGCTACCCTTATGCAGTTACTTGGTTTTTGTGTGGAAGCAGGGCAACGCTTTGCGTCAATTACGAACCTACAAGTAGGGGAAGGCAATCAGGAACTGCCGGTAGGAACTACCATGGCACTATTGGAACAAGGTACTAGAGTGATGTCCGCCGTCCATAAAAGATTGCACTACGCCCAAAAAACAGAATTTAAAATATTAGCTAGGTTATTCTCTGAATACCTACCCCCTCAATATCCCTACCAAGTAGTGGGCGGGGATCAAGCCATAAAACAAGCAGACTTTGATGATCGCATCGATGTGATCCCAGTCAGCGATCCCAACTTCTTTTCCATGAGTCAGCGAATTACCTTGGCACAGCAAGAACTACAATTGGTACAAAGCAATCCTGAAATTCATAATATTAAGGAATCCTACCGCAGAATGTATCAAGCCCTTGGCTCCGAAAACATTGACGCTTTATTTGTTCCCGATCCACCACCACCCGCTCCTGTGGATCCCGCCCAAGAGGATGGGGCGGCCTTGATGGGTGCGCCTCTAACTGCTTTCCCTGAACAAGCCCACATGATACACATTGAGGTGCATCTGTCTTTCTTGGAAACTGGAATTCCCATGGCCAATCCGATGGCGATGTCATCACTGGTATCGCATATTTTCCAACACGTTTCATTGGAGGCACAGAACATAGCCGATCAGCAAATGCCGGAACAACAGCAAATGCCGCAACAAGGTCCGCAACAAATACCGCAAATGCAACAAGGCGGGATGGCACCTCCTCAAGGGGGTATGATGCAACCCCCTCCACCTAATCCTCAAAAAGAGATACTAAAGGCACAAATAGAAGCCAAGATCCTTGAACAAATCATGCCAAGACTGGAAGAAGTGATAGCACCGCCTGATGATGGCGTGGTTGCATTGAAGCAACAGGAACTAAAAATCCGTGCAAGAGAAAATGAAGATGATAAACTAATTGCCGAGAAGAAAATTCAATTGGATAGTGTCAAGCTTAAGCAAAAAGATAAAGCGGATACGAAGAAGATTTCTTTGGATAAAGCTAAGTTAAAGCAAAAAGATAAAGCGGATACGAAGAAGATTCAATTGGATAAAGCTAAATTAAAGCAAAAGGATCAATCGGAAGAAGAGAGTTTAAGGGCACAGGAAGATATGGCAGTATTAAAGGCAAACGTGGAAAGAGAACGCATTAGACAAGAAAAGAAATCAGGGAGTAAGGACTGATGATGAGTTTATTTGGTTATCAAAGAGGTGGGCCTGTAAGAGGAGGGGCTTATCGTGAACAACCTAATCTTCCGTCAAGGGGGGATCCAGTACAGGACGCAGTGGACACAGCAGTTGGCGGTGGAGGAATTGATGATATGCGAGCTACAACAGGTCAAGAACATATGATGACTGAATACTATAATCCTGCAACGGGTGAAACTACATGGTCATTTTCCCCTCCAGAAGGATTTATTCCTGTACCAAAAGAAGGCGTTCCGCAAATCGATCCAGTCCAAGACGCCGTGGATCAAGCCACGGGAGATGTAGCCCCAGTAACACAAACTGATCCAGTAACTCTCGAAGCAATACCACAACTTAACCCAGCAATAACCCCTGAAAGTATTATGCAGTACGCAGGAGAAGTAGGCCCCTACATAGAAGGGATGGATATTAACGGCGATGGCGAGGTTGATATATTAGATTCAATTAAGCTAATGCAACAAAACCCAGAAAAGTATAAAAAACCTGACCCAGTTCAAGATGCCGTGGATCAAGCCACGGGAGGAACCACCACTGCACCGGTATTCCCCACAGATACTGAACCCGGAATGGGTACAGTAGGACCAGCAGGAACTACCATAGATCCAATACAAGCTGCCGTGGACACAGCAGTTGGTGGAGGAACCACACCCGTAGGAGATGATTTTGATTATGGACCCGCAGGACCACCTGGCATAAGTTATGGGGGTAGTGATGAAGGTGGGGAGTATTGGTATGACTCAAAGACTGGAAAAAAATATAATCCATTTCAAGACGCCGTGGACGCAGCCACAGGAACTAAACCGTCGCCATCTAGTTATGGTCCGGTGGATAATTGGGGTGAGCCTGGATTTACAACTTATGATCCAGCCGATCAACTTATCGATCCCGTAGAATCTTTTGTGGAAGATACCGTTTCTCCTTTTATGGACGAAGATCCATCTACTGATACTTGGACAGCCCCTGTAGTCGATGTTTTAGAAACGGCGGGTGCAGGCGCAGGCGGGGATCCAAGAACAGATTTTGCAGTTGTAAATGATCTAACTGAACCCACCACAGGAGATCCTTACTCCGTTGGTGTTATTGACCCCAATGCCACTGACCCAGTAACAGGAGTAGATCCTAATGCTCCTGGACCCGATCCAGTTTATTATGACGAAGATATAGAAACCTATGTCCCTCCAGTTGATACTACAGGTGCCGTTGATGATATGACCACAACAACCGGTGTGGGGGAAATGCCTACTACAAATGTCGCTGGTGATATGACCACAACAACAGGAGGATTCCCTGATATTCTTTTTGAAGGTCAGATATATACAGATGCAGATGGTGTGTCTTGGATATCTGTCCTAGGAGAATGGAGGGAAGTAGGGCCTACAGGTGGCACAGGCACAGGCACAGGCACAGGCACAGGCACAGGCACAGGCACAGGCACAGGCACAGGAACAGGCACCGGAGACACAGGCACCGGAGGATTCCCCGCTAATCCTTTTGAAACTATGGTGCATATAGATGCAAATGGTGTGACTTGGACCTTTACTCAAGGTCAATGGGTTGAAGTAACACCAACTGGCACTGGCACTGGCACTGGCACTGGCACTGGGACAGGAACAGGAACGGGAACGGGAACTGGGACAGGAACAGGAACAGGAACGGGAACAGGCACCGGAACGGGAACAGGAACAGGAACGGGAACGGGAACGGGAACTGGGACAGGAACGGGAACAGGAACAGGAACTGGTACTGGAACGGGAACTGGTACTGGAACGGGAACGGGAACGGGAACTGGGACAGGAACTGGGACAGGAACAGGAACAGGCACCGGAGACACAGGACAGTCGGAAGTAGATAAATTAAACGCATTGATTGCTGAACTGCGAGCGGAACAAGCGGCTCAACAAGCAGCATGGGAAGCTCAACAAGCAGCAGCCACACAGAAATATACGTTGACGGGTCCTTCAATCGGTTATAATCCCTATGTGAGCGGACAATATCAATCAGATCCTTATGGTGCTGCCGGAGTTCCAAATCTTGGTGGTATAACTACTATTCCAACACCGGCTCCTTGGCAACCCCCTACTTTACAGCCATGGCAAGCACCAACACAACCTTCAAATACATGGGGACGATGACATAGACGAAATACAATTCGCGACGGCTGTAACGCGCGCCATAGAGAAAAAAGAACAGCAAATCCAGGAAATGATGACCAATGGTGAAGTCAAAAATTGGGAACATTATCGCAATCTTACTGGACACATAGAAGCGCTGAATTATATCCGCGAAGAAATACGGACTATTTTAAAAAATCAGGGGATAACCGATGCCTAATCCAAGTACATTAGCAATGGAAGAAAAATGGAAAAAAGCGGAGACAGAGAAAGCTGCTTTAGAAAAAGTATATGATAGTGGGAAAAAGAAAGGCGACGCTGGTACATTAAATCC